GCAAAACCATTGGCATGCACCCATTTGACGATCTTTTTCTTATTAAGACCACCAGATGCGGCGTACAACTTGTCAAACACGGTTACATCCCCGTGCTCAAAAGCGTGGCCAGCGACGTTGCACAATACCAGTTGCACGTTGTCGCGGATTGTTGTTGCGGACTTGCGGATACCAACTACTTTGCGGTTTAATTGCTTGATAGTTAACATGAGAATAACTCCTTAATCAGATAATAACGGAAACCACACGGTTTCACTAAGCACACAAACAGTCATGCACTTAGTGAAACCGTATCCCATAAAAGCGATACGGTTATATAATCCAATTATCGGTGGCTAATAAGTATGGCCCCGCGTATTTTCCAACGCTTCGACCTTTCGCCACATGCAATGCCATAGGTTTGCCAGACCATCATTCATTGCACAAGCCCATCTATTAAGTGTATTCAATGGGAACCCTTTCTTTTGCCGCCGACGTAAGTCCGCTACTAGGGACGGGGAGGCTGGCGCATTTTACGCGTGCCGAACAGTTGCCCGTTGTTATTTGTTTAGCCCTCACTCCTCCACAAGTATTCGTTGTCGCGTGAATACCGCTTATGGCCATTAGGCGGATCAGGGGCGCATGGCCGTCCGATCGCTATTCCCACTACCCTAGCAAGGCCTTGATCTTTATAGTGCGGTTGGTCAGCACTCCTTACTACCAGCGCGGCACAAACAGAGGGGGTATAGGGACACGAGGGGGGGCGGGGGTGGGGCCTATCCTTAGGTAGTCCGTATAACCCAAGCCCCCAAAAAACCAATTTTGTAACTTTTTGTCTTAATAGGAGCCGCCCTGGCTGTGCCCAGGAACCTTTTAGTTCCCTTTTGCCCCCAAAAAGCATAAACTGACACTTAAACTGTTGACATGTAAACAGGTAAACCCATGAGTAACCATGTGTACCAAGCCATAGACCCAGATCAGGTTGACAAGCCATTACTGTCTCCGACAGAGCTACAGGCGATTGAAGAAGACCCCAGCACAATGGAGACTTTTGCTCGCCTTCTTGGCGCGGTTAACCTCGATAATCTGTTCCGGCATATGCAAAACCCCACTATCAACCCGACGGCCCGGATAGAGTTCCAAAAAATGCTCAATAAAATGGGCAGACTGGAGCCGGATACCAAAGCGGACGCAGGTGCAGGTGGCCCCCAGGTGGTCATAAACATCACTCGCGCCAAGGATAATTCCGATGCTATTACTATCGAGGGTTCTTCACAGGCGCTAGAAGATGATTCATGAGATAAACTTCGAGGTTATTGAGTCCCTCGACTCCTTTTTCTACTCTGATAAGTTCATTTCACTGGCAGTTGGCCCTGTCGGATCGACGAAAACCACTGCGGGTATTATGAAAATACTGCACCATGCAGCGCAAATGGCCCCCTGTAAGGATGGAATAAGGCGTTCCAGGACAATATGGGTGCGTAATACGCGCGAGCAACTGCGGGATACGTCGATACCAGACTTCCTCAAGTGGATTCCAGACGGGGTAATGGGCGGATTCCTGAAAACAGAGTACAAGTTCGTCATAAAAGTTGGTGATATTGAGTGCGAAGTGCTGTTCCGTGGTCTCGATGACGCTAACGACGTACGACGACTGCTGTCTTTACAGGCCAGTTTCATTATTTTCGACGAATTTAGAGAAATTCACCCTGATATTTACAACGCGGCCCAAGGTCGTGTCGGTCGTTACCCAGATAAGATGATGAACGACGTCGGTTGTGTGACCGACGAAGGTAAGCCTAACATGCACCTGTGGGGGATGACTAACCCGCCCGATATGGACACATTTTGGGAGACTCTACTCACTGAGCCGCCTGATAACGTGCATGTGACGATACAACCGTCGGGGTTAGCGCCCGAGGCGGACTGGACGCGGTTCCTGCCGGACGACTACTACGACAACCTGGCACAAGGTAAGACGGAAGACTGGGTCGACGTGTACATACACGCTAAATTCGGTAAAAGTTTATCTGGGCAACCTGTATTTAAGTCGTTTGACCGCACGGTGCACGTGGCTAAAGAACCCTTGAAAGCGATGTCCTCGGACGCGCCGCTCATAATCGGCGTCGACGCGGGGCTGACACCCGCTGCGGTAATAGGGCAGGTAGCCTACGACGGCCGCTTGGTTGTGTATTCTGCACTGACGTCTGATGGCATGGGCGCACTGCGGTTCGTACGTGAAGTCGTTAAACCTCTACTGGTGAACAAGTTCCCTGGTAAAAAGAGTATCGTCATAATCGACCCGGCGGCGTTCCAGCGTGTCCAAACAGACGAGAGAACCGTGGCGGACATATGGAAAAATGAGGGGTTCCTGGTTAAACCAGCAAGGACTAACTCAGTTGCTGCCCGCCTCTCAGCGGTAGACAGTTTCCTGACGCGTGTCGTTGACGGTAAGTATGGTGTCGTAATAGACCCGGATGACGGCTTGGCGCTGGTACAAGCGCTAGCGGGTAAATACCGCTACAAAATAAACACTAAAGGTGTTCGTGACGAAAGCCCAGAAAAATCCCACCCCTGGTCGGATATAGCGGACGCGTTCCAGTACATGTGCCTCCATGCGGACGGCGGCGAAGTATTTGGTGCTGGAGCGATGGAAAATGAGCGACGAGCCGTCGTAAAAGTGTCTGCTCGAGGTTGGACATAAGTGTTGACATGTAAACAGATAACCGCTAATGTGTTTACTATACACATATGTGAGAAATTAGGATGGTACTAGGAATTATTCCGGTAGCACGTGCCTCTGATTTAGAGGCTAGGGCGCAACGCGCGGCTGCTGAAAAACAGATGACGCCTATGATTCAGGGGCTGGCTGCGCACACGCGCAAACGCTGGGAGGTCATGCGTGACCACCACCGCCAGAACATAGAGAATAGATTGACCGAGTGCGTTCGTGCCCGAAACATGGAGTACGAACCAGCAAAGCTGGCTGAGATACGCGAACAGGGCGGCTCTGAGATATTCATGGGCATAGTCAGCAGTAAGTGCCGTACAGCTACAGCTTGGTTGCGCGATACCCTGTTGGGTACGGGCGCTGATAAGCCTTGGTCACTGGACGCCACACCTATACCTGAAGTCCCACCCGACGTAGCACAGCGAATGCAGCAGATAATGCAGCAGAACCTGATGCAGTATTACTCGATGGGTAATGAGCCTATCGACCCAGCAGAGCTAAAACACCTTGCTGCGGGCATGAAAGACACCGCGATGCGCGCCCTGAGTCACGAAGCTCAGAAACGCGTTGATCGTATGGAAAAGAAAATGGAGGATCAGCTCGCAGAGGGCGGGTTCGTCAAGGCGCTGTTCGAGTTTACGAACGACGTAGCCACATTCCCATACGCTGTGATGAAAGGGCCAACCCCCCACAAACGCAAATGTATGAAGTATGTAGAAGGCGGTCTAGCGGCCGTTGATGTGCTGCGCGACGAGTGGAACCGTGTCGACCCATACAAGTTCTATTGGGCACCGTGGGGCGATGACGTCCAGAATATGCCCGTTATTGAGCTGCACCACTTAACCCGTGAAGACGTCGAGGCGATGATCGGGGGCGATGGGTATGATGAGGATGCGGTTCGTTCTATCCTAGCTGACTTCGGTAGAGGCGGGTTCGACTGGCTTGACCATGACGACAGTGAGGTAGAAGACGTTTCCGGCAAAGACTTCGACGATGCGCATGGTGATGTGATCGCTGCGATTCAGTTATGGGACTCTATCCCAGGAAAAATGCTGATCGACTGGGGTATGGATGAGTCCGAGATCGAAGACCCCCAGTTGTCGTACCCTTGCGAAGTGTGGATGGTGGACAACGTCGTTATTAAAGCGGTGCTGAACTACGATCCTATCGGGCGCAAGCCGTACTACCTGACTTCGTTCGAGAAAGTCCCTGGTCGGGTTGACGGCAACGGGGTTTCTGACCTCTGCATGGACGCCCAGAACATGTGTAACGCCTCTGCTAGAGCGCTTGCTAACAACATGGGTATCTCAAGTGGCCCGCAGGTAGGTGTGAATGTGAGCCGCCTACCAAGCGGTGAAGATATTACTCAGATGTACCCGTGGAAGATTTGGCAGTTCAAGCAGTCTGACTACGGTGACGCATCGCCACCAATGACATTTTTCCAGCCCAACTCAAATGCACAAGAGCTTATGGCGGTATTTGACCGCTTTGCGAACATTGCGGACGAGATGACTGGTATACCCCGTTATATGACGGGGCAGCATGTGCCGGGTGCGGGGCGTACCTCGTCTGGCCTGTCCATGCTTATTTCAAACGCGGGCAAGAGCATAAAACAGGTTATTAGCAACATCGACTACGACGTTCTGAACCCTATGCTTGAACGCCAGTACCAACGCAACTTACGTTATAGTAATGACCCGGATTTAATAGGTGATGTACAAATTATTGCACGAGGCGCGATGTCGCTGGTCGTTAAGGAAGCAGAAGCTGTCCGTAAAACTGAGTTCCTCCGTCTTGTATTGGAGAGTCCTGTTGCGCAGCAAATTGTTGGCCCTGCGGGCACGGCTGAACTCATGCGTGACTTGGCGAGCAATCTTAATACCAATGTTGATCGTCTTGTACCTAGCAGAGAAGATGTTGAGAGGCAGCAAGCCGAAGCCCAGCAACAGCAAATGATGATGCAACAAATGGCTGCCCAGGAAGGTGCTAACCTACAAGAGGACGGTACTGAGCAGGGCGGACGACAGGATAATTACATAAGCCAGCGTCCAAACGGGCGTTAGCATATGTGTTGACATGTAAACACATTTGATATAAATTTAAGACATGATTGATCTCAATAATGCCGACATGCAGGCGGTAGTAGCCCTAGCAAGACTTAGGGAACCCGGCAACGAAGCGCTGTTGAGACTGATGGCTTTAGAGTTAGAGGAAGCCAAGCATAAGCTGATCCGCGCAGGCGACATGGTGATGATCCACCGCCTGCAAGGACGAGCCGAAGCATTTGAAGATTTACTGAAAGCGATTGAAGAGTCGCCGAAAGTAGCAAACCGCTCATAAGGAGCAAAACGAGAAGCAGACCATAAAGCGAGTGGCACACCGAAAGGGCGCTATTAGTAGAGTTGGAGCTTTAAGGAGAAAAGAATGGCATTGCCAAGACAGGTGCAAGCCCAGCTTGCGGAAGTGGAAGAACTAGAGAAAACGCTGAAAGCCCAGAAAGAACCGAAGAAAAAGAAGGCGAAAACGCCTGAAGTTTCTGAAGAACCAACGGATACCGAAGCCGACGTACTAGCTGAAACTGAAGTAGCAGCCCAACCTGGCGAAGTAACGCCGACTGACACGTCACCGACGGACGCAACGGACGAATTTGAGCAGAAGTACAAGACCCTCCAAGGTAAGTACGATGCCGAAGTCCCGCGCTTGCATCAGCAAGTTAGGGATATGACGACCCAGCTAGATATGTTCCAGAAGGAGCTAAAAGCGAAGTCTGAAGCGCCGCCAAAGCCGAAAGAGAAAGTCAGTTTTGTGACCGACGAAGATCGAGCCGAATTTGGTGAAGAACTGATCGACGTTCAAACCCGCATTGCGAAAGAGGTGGCCCAAGAATATGAGTCCCGTCTTGAACAACAAGGGGAGATTATCAAGGCTCTGCAAGACAAAATTGCGGAGACGGGTAGTCAGGTTGGAGAAATGGGCTTTACCCAGCGCTTACAGTCGTTAGTGCCGGATTTTGCCAACATCGACAATGATGAACGTTGGGTTGCGTGGTTAAACGAGCATGATCCTATGCTACGAGGCCCGCGCCGCGATCAGGCGGCAGCTGCGTTCAACGCAGGCGATGCAGAAGCAGTAGCACATTATGTGAAGCTGTGGAAAGAAAGCATAGCCGGTGCAGAACCCGAACCGCGACCTAATCGCCAATCCGAGCTTGAGAAACAGGTCGCGCCAAATCGTTCTGCAAGTTCCGTACGGACTCAGAGCGCGGGTCAAGACCAGAAAATCTGGTCTGCACGAGAAGTGCAGTCAGGCTGGGACAAGATTCGTGTTATGAACACGCGGCACCAGTACGATGAGGCCAATAAACTTGAAGCGACCCTTACCGCTGCGTACATAGAAGGCCGAGTTCGAGCCTAAACTTGTTAACACGTAAGCAGCTATAGGGCCAAACCGACATATTTTAATACCCGATAGGAGGCCATCATGGCTGCTGTATTTCCCGTTGTAGGCTCTGGAGCCTTTGATACTAACCCGTCTTATTCCGGCGGTTTTATTCCTCAACTTTGGTCGAACAAGCTGAATGCTAAGTTCTACGCCAATACCATGCTTTCTGAAATCTCTAACACAGATTGGGAAGGTGAAATTGCGAACCAGGGCGATACCATTCGTATCCGTACCGCACCATCAATCACTATTAATGATTACGCTGGCGCTGGTACCACTCTGAGTTCTGAAGTTCCTGCACCAATCTTCACTGATATGCAGATCAACAAAGCCAAGTACTTCAACGTACAGGTTAACGACGTGCTTGCCCATCAGGCCGATATGGACTTGATGAACATGTTCACCGATGACGCAGCTAAGCAGCTGAAGATCGCCATCGAGAACGAGTGCTTCTATAACTGGTTCGTAACTGAGGGTGCTGCTGCTGCCAACAAGGGCGGTACTGCCGGTGCTTTGTCTGCCGAGTACAACCTTGGTACTGACACTGCTCCGATTGACCAAGCCACTCCTGCGAACGTTCTTAAATCTATCCTGCGCATGTCCGCAGCTATGGATGAGCAGAACCTTCCTGAAGATGGCCGTTGGTTGATTATCACCCCGTATGATCGCCAGTTGCTGATGCAAACTGACATCGCTCAGGCGTACTTCACTGGTGACAACGCAAGCACCATCCGTACCGGCAAGATCGGTATGCTGGATCGCTTCGAGGTGTATGTGTCCAACTTGCTACCCAAGGGTGCCGCAGGTAAAGGGCTTGTTGCTGGTCAGAGTGCTACATCAAGCGGTGCTACCGTGTCCAACGCCAAGAACCGTCGCATGATGGTCGCTGGTACCAAGCACGCTTGCGCTTTTGCGTCTCAGATCAATAAGACTGAACCACTGCGCAACCAGTCTGACTTCGGTGATCTTGTTCGTGGCTTAGCTGTCTACGGCCGCAAGGTTGTTAAAGGAGACGCACTGGTAACTGCGCTGGTTGGCGCTGCTTCCTAGTAGCTACCTCTGGGGGGTTTCGGCCCCCCACTTAACATACTTGAGGTTGCTATGGATGTTTACGAACTGATTAAGCAGGTCGGCGCGGAGATTGTATGTAACCGGGCGACAGCCCGCATCGACGGTAAGTTCGTCGTGGTTGCTGCGGTTTCCGGGGATGCGTTTGCCTTGACTCCTGAAGGAGAAGAGATAGCCGCTACGTTAAAGCCTGTACCAAAGAAAACCACCGCTAAGAAAACTACTGCTAATAAAGCAGGGGCTGGGCGTAAGCGTGCGCGTAATACCGACGGAACACTTAAAGCGGATGACCCTAGCACGCCTAACGTAAATGAGGCATGGACTAATGGCGACAGTTAAAGTCATCGACATAATTCAACGGGTCGAGGATGTTCTGCAAGACAGCAACATTCGTTGGCCCCGCGCTGAACTCCAGAACTGGGTAAATGAATCGTACCTAGCCATCACACTACTGCGCCCTGACGCTAATGCGAAATCAGGATCATTTACGTGTGCAACAGGTACAAGGCAGACCCTCACTTCAGAGTTTCCGTCCGCGCTACGTCTGTTAGATGTGACGCGCAACTTGGCCACATCATCTACTAAAAAGGTGGTGCGCTTGGTTTCGCGCAGTGTTTTGGACGACCAGCGCCCCGCATGGCACGCCGAGACAGGGACGGTTAACGTCCAGCACTACACATACGACCCTCGTCAGCCGAAAGAGTTTTTCGTGTACCCCCCAGCAACTACCTCCGCGAAGATCGAGGTTGTGTACGCTGATGCACCGGGCGCGCACTCGCTGACAGAGGCGCAACTCGACCCAGCAGGGTCAAACGCCGAGGTTATCAAACTGGATGACATCTATATGTCGCCCGTGGTCGATTGGGTGCTATACCGAGCTTACTCGAAAGATGCCGAGTACGGGGCTAACGAGCAGCGTGCGGTGTCTTCATATAACGCATTTAACACAGCCTTGGGTAACAAGACGCAGGTTGATGCTGCGGTTTCACCGGCTAACGCAAGTAGGGTGACCTAATATGGCTAAAACGTGGGACAGCTTTTTTCCTTATGTGCAGCCCCACGTACCCGGCTGCCCAGAAATTGTTATTCAGTCGCACCTCCAGGAAGCTGCGGCGGATTATACCGCCAGTAGTGGGATTTGGCGGTTTGATATTGAGTCTGATTTTACCAGCAAAAACAACTCCGACTACGATGTTGAAGTCCCCACGGGGACAGTGTTGGAGAATGTACTGGCACTCTACGTTGATGGCGCGGCTAGCCGCCGAGTATCGGATCGCCACTTCGCGCTATCTAACACAGCGGCCAAGGCAGCCCCTATTTACTACAGCCTGTACCGCGATAACCAAATTCGGTTCTACCCCACGCCCGACGGTAAATATAAGTTTGAAGGGGTTGGGGTGCTCAAAACGTCTTTAGGAGCTTCTGGGGTCGAGGATTTCATATTTGAGTCGCATGGGCGTTCAATCGCCTGCGGTGCTATCTGGAAACTAGCGGCGATCCCCAACAAAGAGTGGACTGATATTGAGCTGGCCATGCACTACAAGCAGCTTTTCCACAAACACATTGATGACGCAAAAGGCCGCGACACTCGTCGTGTTAACTTGCGCGTTGCCAACACAGGCTTTGAGCGGGCAACAGCTCATAGGGGGGTGTAAATGGCTTACTATGAAACGATTCCTCTTGTGTCGGGTGATGATTTACCCGAACTTCAATTCACACTACGTGACTCCAATACAGCGGCAGCCGGTAAAACGCTGGACGCCAACGATCCTACAACCTGGGCTGCGATTGACCTGACCGGACAAACGATCCGTGTGTACTTTCGTGAGCGCGGAGCCAGCGAAGTATTGGATACGCTGATCTGCGGCAGACATGCTCCGTACGCGGACGGTAGATGCTTCATGCAGTGGAACCCAACGACGCTTGACGTTGCGGCGGGTACATACGAAGGCGAGATTGAGCTAGAAAACGGGGGTGGGCAGAAACAGACTGTGTTTGACAAGCTGAAGTTCAAGGTACGGGATGATTTCTGATGGCTTTGCGCGCAGTTGTCTCGTTAATAAAAGTTGATGCGAGTGTCGATCACAGCGCTCTAGCGACGTCTGTCACGCACAGCGCACTAGCGGCTTCCGTGACGCACACTGCGGCGACACTGAATAACTTAAAACTTGAGTACGTTCCCAAGAATCAAATATTCACTGATCCCGTCGGGGCTGCTGACCAGTATGTGCTTGCAGCTACACTCGCTAAAAACGACACAACCACGTTATCCGATGCCCCCACTTGGAGCCTCAGTAAAGCGGCGACCAACTCTCTGGGAGTGTCTGATGTGGCCTCTTTGTCATTCTCGATGCTTACAACTGACGTAGCGACCATGACTGATTTAGTGCCGCTGCTAGTACAGAAAAATCTCAACGAGCAGTTAGCAACCAGCGACCAAAGCCAGTGGGCGTTGCAAAAAGATGCGGCGGACATGGTAGCGTTCACCGAATTGCTGACTTATGCGCTGGAGCAGAGCCACGCTGACAATATCCCGCTGATAGAAATCATCAATAAATCTACAAGACGGCCATTGTTCGATGCTGCGGGGGTTTCTGATTTAGCTGTACGGCTAGTGAATAAGAACCCCAATGACCCAGTAACAATGGGTGATAGCACCCCTACTTTTGTTATTGATAAGGGGCTGGCAGATAGTGCTCTACTAAGTGAAGTCGCCACAATTACTACACAGTTTTCGCGCACGTTCGCTGATGCGTTTGCCCTCGATGATACAAGTCATGTCGATAAAAACTGGGACGCGACGAAAAACAACGTCACGCACGTTACCGATGTCACGTCGTTCACTTTGACGCGTGATATTTCTGATTCATTCCCGCTTGGCGATGCTCCGCATCTGGTGTTCGCCAAAGGGACAACCGATTCTCTGGGAGTATCCGACACAATAAATGTGCAGATATTCGCAGGTTCTCCGCCTCTATTCGGGGCAGTTATGTTTAATCAATCCATATTTGGGTAAAGGAGCATTAAATGCTAAACGACAATGTAAGTATGACAGGCACGTTAACTGTCACGAAAAATGGCAAGGTTGAGCGTGAAGTCAAAAACCTTGTCGTAACAGCGGGCAAAGAGCTTGTTGCAGCTAGTCTGGCTGGTGGGTCAACCACAGTCACGCACATGGCGGTGGGCACAGGCTCAACGGCTGCGGCTGCGGGCGATACAGCGCTTGGTAGTGAGATTGACCGCAACGCTTTGACTAACAGCGGTGGTACGGCATCAAACAACACAGTGACATTCGACTGCACATGGAACGCGGGCGATGGCACTGGGGCGCTGACCGAGGCTGGACTATTCACCGCTTCGTCTGGTGGCACGATGCTGGCGCGTACTGTGTTCGCTGTAGTCAACAAATCAGGTGACGACACAGTAACGATCTCGTGGGTTATCACTGTCTCTTAATGGAGTAAAAAATGGTCGTTAAATTCGCGAACAATGCGGACACCACGCTGTCCAGTGCTATTTCATCTTCGGCTACCAGCATCGCGGTGGCAGACGGCTCTGTGTTCCCTACGCTTGGTACGGGTGAGTACACATACATCACCCTGTCAAATTCGCTGGGGACAGTCAAGGAGATCGTGAAATGCACGGGTATTTCCAGCAACACGTTAACGATCATTCGCGCTCAAGAAAGCACAACGGCCTCGGCGTTCGACTCTGGCGATAAAGCCCAGGGGCGCATCACCGCGCAACTATTT